GTAGTCATTTCGTTCTCCTTGTTATTCTAAGATGTCCGCGCTTGTCACGCTTGACGGTGAGTTGGTCGCAATAAACTTCTCGTTCGTTATCACTGACCATTTGCTTGAGGTCTTTCTCAGCATTCTTGAAGACTTTGTTTTGTTCATAGCCATGAATGTAGGTGACTGCTGCATCAACGAAGCTGTTGTCGAATGATGCGTCACGTGTTTCCATATCATCCAACGCAATTGATAGTCTTGATAGTTTCTCTGTCTCAACTCCAACAGGCTGTTCATCGCGCACAACGTAACCCCAGAAGTCTGACACCACTGCCCACATAGAATTGAAATACTCTTCATCGTACTTGACATGTATGCACTCCCAGTTGCTGTTCCCAAATATCACAGACAGATACACACCTTCTGCCTTTGCCATGTGACAGTAGAACTGTAGCTGTGGCATGTATCGATCTAACATCTTGTCCATATTATAGAAGTTGTTTGTATGCTTGGCTTCAATAATATTTCTTTCACCTTGTATAGCACCATCGATCGTGCCTTTGACTGGCACATTGCCAACAGTCCCAGTAAACTCACGTTGCTGTGCAACAACTTGTTTACCTTCGTTTAGTGTAAACCAATTAAGATTAAATGTTTCAGTGTACACACCAAGTTGAACAGGTAGATTCTTTAATAAGCTTTCTGACTCTTCACGACCTGTCTTTACATTCCAGAGTTCGAGCCAATAGCCTTCCATGATTTTGGTGCAGTCACTGCCACCAATGAAACCTTTACGTTCCATGTTACGTTCTCCTTTTATTATTTTTATTGAAACACTTTACCATGACAGGTGCAGATTTTAGTTATGACGTTGCGTCACTTTTAATTTTATCATGCTCATCAATTAGTTTTTTCAGCATAGATTCTGCAACCAATTCACTGTATGTGTGGCGTAATAATCTTGCGTACCCACTTCGATGTGGATCTAGATCTGCCTCAGTCAACAGGTTTTTGTTAATCATTTCAATAGCTTCTCTGCCCCACAAATAATTGTGACCAACGTAGTCTCGATCTTTGATACGTTTTGCCATTACTTTGAGGGTATCAGGAGACCAGCCTTTGCTGGCCTCCCTTTGCTTCTGTCTGTCTTCTGCATAAATTTCATGCGATGATCTGCTTAAACTTTTTGCCCAGACATCATCTTGTACTGCTCGACCTATCGGTTTCATTGTGCAATCCAATACTCTTTTACTTTCTTACCACTCTCGACCTCAATAAATTGACTGTCGATTGGTACACCTGACTGCTTTAGGTCAGTGATTCGTGATGCCAATCGAAAGCATTTAAACTTTTCGAGTGCAGTGATTGCAGTAATAGTATGGCCTTGCTCAAGATAACTCTTGATCTGTTTGTTCTGTGATTCCATGGTCGTTCTCCATTAGTTGTTTGAATTGTTCGCCACTCATTATGACTAGCGTTTGCGGAGTTCCCCTCCGTCTTTTATAAAAGGCAATGTCCCTGCCTTCTAATACTTTAAAGGGGCTAGGGAAGGATGCTGTATCACGATACTTTACCTCACCTACCATTTCAAGTCCTTTGATTTCGAGCTTGATGTCCCCAGAATACTCTCCTCCCAAGCTGCCTGAGAGGGGCTGGCGTTTCGCTTTGATCTTCGCTTTGATTTTGTTGAGCCAATCGACAAACCACTTTTCGTGGTATGTTCCTTTGTTCTTGTTACGGTTTGCCATCTGTCCTCCTCATAGCAATTCAGACACACATACCAGTGCTTCTGTGTTGATCTGCCGTTTCTGTTTTTAAGTATAGCAACAAACCATTCCGTGTTACTCTCGCAACTGATGCACGTTATTGTTACTTTCTTTTTTCGTGACTTCGATGTCATATCCTAATGCCTCTAACCAACACATCAGAAAGAAACCAGACGGTACTCTCTTGTGCTGTTCCCATTTATGAATCAATGATTCGGTACAGCCTATGATATTAGCCAGCTGCGGCTGGCTTAATCCTTTGTTATGTCTCGCATCAATGAGCATCTGAATCATCTCATTGTAATTGTGAGACAGCCGTGTGTTGGGCAATTAGAAATTAATATCCTCTTCTTCATACGCAATGCCAAGACCCTGACACTCAGGGCATACTTCGGTGGCACTATCTATGTATCCAACATCTCTGTCAAATCCGTGTGAAGTAGGCACATCGTACTCGATGTACCCATCACCCCCACATTCCTTACAAAGTTTAGTATGGGATGTCGTCATTTAGATTCTCCTGTCCTCTCAAATGTTCATCCTCCCAATTCTTGGTAGCACGATCTACAAATTTGTCCCAATTAAAATTAGGATTAGTGCGCTTGAGTTCATCAGCTACTTGCTCGATGCCAGTCGCCCAACTCATGTGTGGCATAATATAATCTGCAATAAACTCAAAGTCTCTGCGTGTAAATTTAGGTGTTGATCTATTCATCATCTTTCTCCATTGCACATAATTTATTGAAAGCAATATCTATTAAAGTCATTGCCTGTTGAAGACAGTCAACAGCTGCTTCAAGATCTTTTTTATTTACTTCCATTAATCCATCCTCACTGTGTAATGTTCTGATCCAGTTGGTATGCCCATGACTGAGTATGGGTAGAAGTAAACTGATCCTTCTCTAGTTTCCCATGTCATGTATGGATACATTGGATCATCTTCTGGGTATCGATAGACACCTTCAGCATCTATCTCTCCACCCATTGGTCTGTCTTTGATACCCATACCAGCACGTGCTGAGTATTGATTATGCAAATGATCCATGAGTGTTTCATCAATACCCATTGAGTGTCGAAGGTTCCACTCCATGACCCAGAGCGGAACGAACCCACCCCAAGCCATCATGTCATCAGTTGTCATGTCGTATCGTTTCTTATCGAAAGTAATTATCATTTGTTATGCTCCTTCCAAGCTAAGTCTTTTTCTATTTCATCAAACACTTTGCGTAAGTGTGGATGCTTTTCGATAACCATTTCAATTAATTCTAAGGCCATGTACCCAGCAGAACTTAAAGCAGATAGAATTTCTCTTTCATCAGCATAGTGTAAGCTATGATCGTTCATTACTTTCTCTTCTTCACGTTCATAGTATTCATCAGCTGCTTGTTTGATTGCAGTGTACATGACTTTCTCCTTAATCTACTGTGGTTGTTAGTGTGAGATTGTATGATATCCAATCAGATACAATGTCCTCGATGTCACCAGTGTGATCATGAATATCAAAGTCAGATGATTTCTCATCTTTAATATTATCTAAATGTAAAGCCACTTTACTTATAATAAGTTTTTCTAGTTGTGGTTTCATAATCTCGAACAGCACTACTGCTAGTCTTGATTCTCTTTCATTTAACATGATGTCATTGTCAGCCATTTTACGTTCTCCTTTTTAGCCATTTGACTTTGGTTTATTGACACCCAGAAAAGCTCACGCGTTGCCAGCTTTATCTGGGTGTATGTCAGCCCCTGCCCCGAAGGGGCAGAGGGCGCGAGTCTTCTACTCGCAAGTGACCATGCCCAGCTTCGCTGGAATAGCATGGCACACTCTTAGACACCTCTGGTGTCAGACACATCTATGGATGTGTCACTCGGTGCGAAGCACCGAGAAAAATTTGGGAGGGTCAAGCCCCCCCCCCAATGAAACTAAATTCTATTAGACTTTAGTTCCTCTAGTTCTTTAGCCTGTGCTTTCTTGTTGACACTAGGCTTAGTCTTTTGTGCCACCTTGTCTCCCTCTGGCATCCAAGGTTCGTATGCACGACCAGAAACAGCTTCGAACATATTGCCAAAAGCCTGAACGATTTCTTGCAATCTTGCGACTGCAAGCCTTCGTTCTGTCTCTTTAGACTTGGCTTGATCGAGAGCCTGAGTACTGATTTCATCTGATCTGTTTTGCTCTTCGGCAATGTCGGTTGCCTTCTTAGCTGTTTCATATAATGCTCTCGCTCCAAGCTGTGTAACTTCTCCTGTTGGCTTGGTGTATGTTCGCATAGTGTTTAGCTTGCGATACGCTGCGTTCGCTACGCTTCGCAACATCTCACCTTGTTCACTCCACATTGTATTATAACCGCTAGTCGCTCGACCATAAGTTGAATGATTGTAGAGCAAGCTTGCCATACATGCTGCAATAGTATCAGCGTCAAAACCGTTTCCATTCAACGCATGATCTAGCGCCTTTTCGCTTGGTGATAGTTCTACGTTTTGTTCATCTTTAAATGTTGCTACATTTGACATAATAAATATCCTTTTTGCTTAATGTCTAAATAGTTTACTTTCACTCTCGCCACCCAAACAGTTTGTTTGGGGCGTAACAGCCAAAGTGATAAGACGATTTAGGCAACAGCCAGAGGGAGGATGCATAGGAAAACGGAAGCTTCATTCAAGTACCACATGCCGCGTCCTTACGCGATTAGCATGTGGCAGTGTAATGTATGAAAACCGTTTTCCGTCATTGCATCATCAATCGGGATGGGGCATCAATCGGTGTTCTCTTTGGCTGTGTCTACGACCCAACCAAACCTCTCACCTACACTCTTGTATTTCATACACCATTAAGAGCGTTTTATGGGGGCAAGGGGAATTGGCAAGATCAATTCCCCAACAAGGTGCGTCCGCACCGAATGTGCGCGTTAGGGATGGAAGCCGCTTGCGGCCAGTACCTCTTCGGTACTGGTTCACGACAGCCCGACCCCTCTTCGGGGAAACGCCTGTCAATACTAGATGTGGTATGTAACGCTGGGTAACAACACTAATGACGTAACGTCACGACTTGACAGATATGTACAAACTAGTGTCCAAATGGGGGGAGAGAGGGAGAGGGGGGTTACAAAGGCACATCATGAATAACATTCTCAATACTAAGAAACTGACACCTAAACAAACGGCTTTGGTTGATACACT